AAATTTGAGATTGTATCTGTTGTACTTTAGCCGCAGCTAATTCTACATCCTCGTCAGTCTCTACATATGAAGTTACCTTGGCGAAATCAGCTGATGAAGAAACAGGAGATACAAACGATGGTGCGTTACCGCTAATATCTATTTTATCAGACACAACTATAGCCCCTACAGTAGCATCAGCATTTGTTGCATCAGTATAAGATACTGTACTAATTTCAGGTGCAACAGGAGCAGACGGTAAAGTAACATCAGTCGGTAACGATGATGATTTACCATTCATAACTTGTTGTAATGCTTTTATAGCAGCATATAAAACAACTAAATATTCAGCTTCATTTGGGAAATTTGTTATAGTGCTAATAGCACTAGCGTCTAATGGGGAGGTCTGGCTATATGTAGGCATAGAAACTAAAAGACCAGCACCACTTGGAAGAATATTAAATTTACCATCTTTAACGTAATATGCTGGATCTGATGTGGTAGCATATTCCATATCATCACTATCAGCAACCCTACCTCTTTGTCTGGCGGGTATACGACGACAAGGTTGATCTATTGTTCCATCAGTTCTCAACATATAAAGTACTTTATGTCCTTCAGACGTGGTAGTACCAGTACTAACTGCTGTTTCTTCCGCTACCCTCTCCTGCATAGGGCGAGGCATAGCATTAATAACTTCATTAGCACCTTCTGTGATAAACGTATCTAAAGCAGTTTCGTCACTAAAAGCACCAACTAAATCTACTACTTGTGCGCTAAATGTCGCCATTTATTAGTATCTCTTTCTATTTGCTATTGCGCGAGCTTTTTTAGCTGCAGCTTTACCTTTTTTAGTATATGAATACTTTTTTACTTTACCAGATTTACTTACTACTGTAGGCATATNAAAANCCCTTCCACCGACTATCGGCTTTATTCATTTTCTCAAAGCTTTCTTCATAGGAAATAGTATTAAATTCTACATCCGTCCTTTTCCCAACTTCACTTATAATAAATGAATTAGTAGTAAACTTCGGAGGAGTAGCTCTTCTTCCACAATCTCTACAATAAAACCAATTCTCTGGATTTGGTTTATCGCAATGTTGACACTTAGTTTTAAGCACCACTTACTACCATAGTCATAATCTTATCGCCTTTTAATGCACAATGCGATATAGATATAACTTTATTATTAGTAGAGTCTAATCCTGCTATGTGGTCATAAACATCTTTCGCAATCTGACCAGCACTTTGTGTTTTAGTTCCTGGTTTTGGATCGTGAATAAACACTTTTACATCTGTATTTCCTGCAACGTAAACAGCCATTTTCTATTTCCTTAATTTAAATTTTTAGGATTTTTGGGGCTAAACCTTTATACGAATAGCCCCACAGTATCCAAAACTGTTATCTTTTATTAACTAAAAGCAATAGTTGAAGTTGCTCCAGTGCCTTCTTTTATACCCTTAACTTTAACAAGCCATTCGCCTTGATTCTTACAATAAAACAGGATGTAACTTCCTGTCATTCCCCATCCACCGTTGGTAGCTGAAGGAGTTATTGTAATTACGGAATCCGCTGCAACAGATGAATCTTGTTGAGCTGGAATACCAGTACCAATACTAATTTCTTGATAAGGTTCATACGTATCACCGCTTGCCGCAGTTATCGTCATTGCGTTAGCTGCGTCTGCATCAGCAGTTTGCACCCAAGCAATAAATACACCTTCGTCTGCTGATGGTAAAACTATTGCCGACGTAGCATCTGCCAACCATCCTGATGTATACTCATAGTTTTTAACTAAAGTTATACCAGCATCTACAGTAGCATCTACAACTGCTAACGATGTCAGTTCGCCATTTCTGACTAAATCCTGCCATGCTTCACTTGCGAATGCGATGTCCTTTGCGTTTAATACGTTTGTGAATTTACCGTAGTCTCCACTATTTTTATTGATTACGCTAGTTTTCATATTCTAACCTCCTAAAATTCTACGTTGTAGAGTGAATGAGATTCAGGTAATGTAATTTCTAATCCTGCTTCGGTTAGAATCATATCCTTTCTCAAATCCTCATCAGCGTTTTGAACGTTAGACAAGATTGCTGTGTCACGATTTACACCATTTCCAACTAGTGGACGGTATGCAATCTGACTCATATCAACCATAGCCATAAAATTAGAAGTCATACCTCTAAACAACGGCTCTTTAACTAAGTGCATTGTACCATGAACAGTTTCAATGGTAAATACCTTGTGACCAAATGCACCATCTCGCTCTGACATATTCATGCGATGAGGTGATTGATTTGTTTGTGTTGCAGAAGCATCTAATGCTGCGTGAGCATTAAAAGCCAAACTTGTGCTCAAGAATGAATCTTTGCCAAGCTTGTTAAAGAAACTAATTACAGGAAGACCTGCAAGAACTAGTTTCTCACTTGCACCACCACGTGCTGGATCGAACATTACTTCCATGTCTGAAAGCAATCTGTCATATGTTAGTTCAGAATCTTCTACACTTCTAAAGTAAGGTTGACCAGATGTATAAGAAAGATCTGCGTCACCAATTTGTGCAACACCATTCTTTAATATATGTCCGACTACACCTTCTGTGTATTGGATTGAACTTACTCTTGCTTTTTGACCAAACAACAAAGCTCTTTCAATGTCAACTTTATGCTCACGAAGTTTAAGAGCCCAAATGCGCTCCCATTCGTTTGCATAACCGCGATAGCGTGTTGCAATCGCTGTGTTTGACATTTCACAAGCCGTTTTAAAGATCTGTGTATAGCCATAATTGTCTTCAATTTCACTAGACCATGCATCTGGAGATGCTGAACCTTCTTGAAATGAAGTACCAATTACTTGACATAGATCATTGTTTGCCAACGAATCTTCACCACTTATAGCACCACCTGAGTTAGTTAAAGCAGAAAAGTCAATAACTTTTCCAGTGAATGTGGTAGAAGAACTACCAACAATTGGAGCGCTTTCAATTCTAACTAAAACCTGCGAGTAACCAGCAGCAGCACTTTTACCAAGTGAAGCTACTGAAAATACCATACCTTTAATTAAGAATCCAGGCGCACTACCACCTGAAGCACTTCCACCAGTTGCGCTATCTGCGTCAACTGTGAATGCGTAAGAACTACCAGCTACAACCGTCCCCGGTGNGCTAGCTAGNAAGAAATCACGACTNGACCANTCGATTTTTGAACGATTTTCTAAGAATCGGAATACAGGATCATCCGTTGGAACTTTTGCAACCTTTGAAAGATATACAAAAAACGGTGATTCCTCTGGTGCCAATTCGGCAACCCGATCTGAGAAATCGTATAATCGACGGCGGTCAGGCGCTTGTCCTACACCAGCACTAGTGGCAGCAGCTGTAATATCATAACTGGATTTTACTCCTTGTGTAACAGCCATTTGTTACCTCCTATTTGATTATATTAATTAGGGAATTCTCCCCGCTTGCCCAGCTTGCAAAATTCTATCCCAAGCAGAATCCTGTTCATTCTTTCTTGGTGCTTCACCACCCTGAAGAATCCCAGCAGTCCGCGGAATGCTTTGAGCTGCCTTAACTGCTTCCATGTTCGGAGAAACGTTATCTGCTCCTTTATTGTAATGCTTCCGATAGACATCAATTAACAAGTCAATTGGTAATTGATCCCTCGGTGTTGTAGCAAAGTCAATAAAATCATTGATATCCTTTTCATCGCTCATGTTGTAGTTATTAGATAACTCATTACGCAAATTCTGCAACGCTACTTGGCCTTGTATCTGAGACATATGTTGTCCAACAGCCTCGTCTACTAAAGCCTTCTCCTGAGATGTCCTCATCTTATATGAGGCAGACTCAGGCTTGTAATAGGCTTCCCATGGGTCAAAAGATGATTCGTCAACTGCGTTGGGATCATCTTGTTCGCGTATAGTTTCCTGAGAACTTTTACCTTCTAATTTATCACGTATTGCCTCAACAACATCAGGTCTCGATTCGAGAACTTGTTGTAATTCAGACATCGGTTGAAGATTTTTATATTCACCCTGAAGTTTTTCATAATCAGCCTTTTGTTTATCATACATAGACTGAAACTTCCTAGTCTCACCTTCCCAGTCTGTGGCAAAATTAACTTCGGATTCGTCACCCTCTTTAGTTATTAAATTAGGTGCTCTTTTATTTCCTTCATCAATTACGCCATCTTGAACACTTGGAATGTCCGAAGCCAATTCGACATCTGGCATCGATACGTCCAAACCTTCGCGTGTTGTTTTACCAACATTCTGTTCAACTACACTATTTTGCACTTGATCTTCCATATAACCTCCTTTTAGATTTCTTCTTTAACTCGCTACACCCGTAGATACCGCGAAGAAGTTAAACCTATGATTATTATTTATTTTGTGCGCTCCCTCTCTTGGAGGAGCTCCCTTTATTCGCCTTTTGTACAGCTAACGCAGCTTCAGCACGAACATCCGCTTTATCAATCACACCTTCTAGTTGATTAATCTTGACTCTTTCCTTATACTTAGCGTCAGAGGCAATCTCATTCAAATCGGTCTTAAATTTCTCTGTGATAACTTGCTTCTTAGCGTGAACCGCTTCACGGTCTGCCGTTTGCAAATCACCTGTGAGTTCTTTTACTTGACCTTCTAGTTGTTGTATGTATGACTGCATTTTCGCCATCATGCCCTTGCGTTGCAATACACCTTCTTTGTCGTAAATCTCTGTTTTCTTTAAGACTTCGACATCATCTACCAGTCCCAACTTATACGCCTCAAGATACATATTGTATTCAGCTANCTTGTTTGACGGCAATGTTGAGCCCGATATAATACGAACGTCATGCTGACCTAAAGAAATATCATTTTCTATGGTCTGCAGTTCGTTGGACTTATCATCATACAACCTATTGTTAACTGCAAATTCAGTTAAGTCATTATTAGGTTGCACGATTCTAAATGTTTTTTGGAATGTATAATGTCCTTTTGCTATATTATATATACATCTNCCAAGTTGGTTTAAGCTTCCCTCTATATCTTTTAATTTAGAACGACCACGGCTTTCTCCCATTTCCGAAAGCATAGCTGTTCCCCTTACTGTATCGGGAGCTTTTTCCTTGAATCCCTGCATTAATTCAGGAATTCCAAAATTTAAATCTATATAATGTTCCACNCTATCTATTAAATGATAAAATTCTCCGGCGAGTGGTTGTGGAGCTGGGAAATGAGGTTCCCCAAATTCTGGGTTATATTCTAATACCGCATTAGGGTTGGCCCAGTCTCTTTCTAATTGACCAACGTCATCAACGCTTCCTTCTGGGACAAGAAGCTTAAGACCAGCTGATGCTTGTGCATGGCTTAATGTTAAAGAAAAAAGCTTATTAATTAGCCTTTGTGAATCTTTAACCTTTGATACATCTGATTTTGGATATGGTGTATTTGTCCAAATATTTGGGACTGGTATTACGGGATAAACGTCAGTATTGAGGACTTGTTGATAAAGTAGGAACTGCCCCATTGTAGCTGTGATTTGAATGCGTGTTTGCTTTATTTCAACAGCTTCTACCAGTCCCGATTCTATTAAATGTGAATCTTTGTTTACAATTTGCTCAAAGGTTTGCATATCAACAACTTTTTCTTCGCCACTTTGCTTGTTAAAAAGTCTATAATATGGTACTTTAACCTTCTCAAATCTTTCAAGTATTCTATATTTTTCAGACCCAAAGGTATCTGAATCCTTTACCACATCTGGAGTAAACGATCCAGAAGAATTCTTTCTNCCCGATGACGGATAATCGTCTTCCTGTGTCATGGTATCTATTTCTGNTAAAGATTCTTCTATTTCTGGATATAAAGAAATAACCTGATCTTTTGTAAGTACTGTAGATAGAATAATAGAAGACGCATCATCAAAGTATCTATTTCTAGATGCGGGGTCGNCATAAACCCGGAATGGATTTAGGTAGGTAAACTTAACATCGCCCCTGCCAAAATCAGCCTCGGGGTCTATATATACATAAAAATATCCCATCCCAGTTATA